ACAGGAGATCCACATAGTTCCGTCTATATATCTAATCGAGTTAATCTAGAACAGTCTGCAACATCTCTAAAAGTATTTGTAACTGCTTATAGACCTGAAGAATCTAATTTCAGAGTGCTCTATAGATTGTATAGATCAGATTCTAGTGAAGTAAATCAGTCGTTTATTTTATTTCCTGGATATGATAATTTACGAGATACTGATGGTGATGGATATGGAGATACTATTATAGATATTTCCAAAAATAGTGGACTCCCTGACGCATATGTAAAACCAAGTGAAGATGATGAATTTTTAGAATATCAATTTAGTGAAGATAATCTTCCACCATTTGATGGGTTTGAAATTAAAATTGTGATGTCATCTATAAATGAAGCAAGAACTCCCGTCTTTACAGACATTAGGGTAATTGCATTAGCATAAAAAAATGATACCTGTAGAAAATGATAAAAATTTATTTCGAGATGAAATGAGTGGAGCCATTATCAATTGTGATACATTTGGATATTCTCAATATATTAAAATGAAAAATGAAAAGAAAAAACAAAAGGAAGAAATTGAAAAAATAAAAAATGATATTGATGAAATTAAAAATTTACTAAAGGAGATAATTAATGGATCCAAAGGAAATTGAATTAGCAACTATTGATAAATTATTTGAATACGAAAAACACTCTAGAGTAATTGATGAAATGAGTATGGATGAATTGAAAATATTTTCAAAATTATATTGTAAATTGTATTTAAAACAACAAGAGGTTATTAAATTACTTGGAATCAAGTCAGTATAAATATTAATTAGATCTTGGAATCTATTTAATAAATGGCAGAAATAAAGGTCCGAGTAGGTCAACAAAATGCTATAAAAGTTATTTCAGCATTAGCTGGATCTAGTTTTGTTGCCTTAAGTGAGTTATCTGACGTAAATGCCACAGTCTTACTTGATGGTATGGTTCTTGTTTATAATGGTGTTACTAACAAATGGGACGCTACATTAACCCTTACACCAGGGGCAACACAGAATTTAGACATTAACGGGGGAAATTTCTAAAATGGCAAGTATTATCAGGATCAAAAGATCCTCAGGTACTAATAAACCTTCCAGTCTAAATTGGGGCGAACTAGCTTATGTAACAGGCATTGGTAGTTATGGTGGAGTTAATCAATATAAAGATAGAGTCTTTATTGGCGACGATGGAAATAATGTAAACCCTGTAGGTGGTTACTACTATACCTCAATGATGGAGCACTCTCCAGGTGCTGTTGATGGGGTATCAAATACTAGAAATAGTGACGGTGGTATCGTTGCTATTCTTGATAATAATAGAAAAATAGATCAGTGGAATGTTGATAATCTTAGATTAGATACTAACACGTTATCATCAACTAACACTGATGGTAATATTATCATTGATCCAACTGGAATTGGTAGTGTAGTAATTCCTGATGATACATATTTAACTTTTGGTGATGATAAAAACGTAGCGATGCGCTACGATGAAGCAACTGATAATAGATTTGAAATTGAAGGCGCAGACTGGGCATTTGCAAACGGTGTTGCTATTAACATTGGTGATGTTACCGAATCGGTTAATAAAGATACTGGCGCACTGGTTGTTGAAGGTGGTGTTGGTATTGAAAAGAATCTGAATGTTGGTGGAACTATTAACATTACTGGTCGTGCTACATTTGACCAAATTAAATTAGAAAATAATGTAATATCGACAATTTCTGGGAATGAACTTTACTTAGATCCATATCCAGATGGTTTAAGTAATGAGGGAACTGTTATCATCAAAGGTAATTTGCAGGTTGATGGTACAACCACCTCGGTTAACTCAACTACAGTTGATTTAAATGATCCTATCATTATTCTTGGAGATGTAACTAGTATCAGAACAGTAATAACTACGGTTGTTGCTGGTGTAAGTACAATTAGATTAGATTCAGTTACTGGAATTAATACTGGTGATGTTTTAAGTGGGAATGCTGCTCTGTCTCTTTCTGGAGTTAATACAGTTACTTCTTATGATACTTCAAATAAAGTTGTCACACTTCAAGATGCAACCATTGCTCCTGGAATTTCAACAACCACACAGTTAACTATCACTCACGCTTTTGATACTAATACTGATCGTGGTGTTGGTTTTAACTACAATACAAGCAGTGGAACCGCAAACAACAAAACTGGTTTCTTCGGATACATTGATGGAACTAACGTAGGAAGTGCCGCAACTGCTAGATCCTGGACCTATATTCCAGATGCAACCATTACTAACAGTGTTGTAACTGGGACTAGAGGTTTTCTTGACATTAAAGGTATCTACTATCAAACTGGAGACTTTAATACCCATGGTGTTGTTTATTTTGATGCTGATGGACTACAAACATCGACAAATAATCCTGCTTCTCCAGTAATTACATCAAAACAGGTATTAACAGCAATTACAAAAGTTACATTAACCCTTGGATCTTCAGTTACAGTTTCTACTGGAGACATTATTAGACAAGATGTATCAAATGCCTATGGTGTAGTTGAAACTGGTGGAACAATATCTACAATTAATTTAATTGGTGTTGAGGGGATATTTGTTAATACTCAAAATATTAGAAGAGAGGGTGATAATGGTTCTATTCAAAATCTTTCAATTATACCAACAACAGTTTCGACCATATATACTAATAAACCACATTGGACATCAACCTTAGATGGGGGAACATTCTAAAATATGAACAATGAAAGTGAAGTTGATATTAATGTTTTAGTGCGTTTATACAATCAAAAATTAGCGGCACTAACGAATCAAAATGTTTTGCTTGAAGCCAAACTTCAAACTTTAACAGCAGATTTTGCCGAAGAAAAAAATAATCTTCTATCGGCAAATCTTGAAATACAAAATAAGTATGATGCATTATTAGAAAGCACCAAGAAAGAAGGTAAGTAAAAATGGCGAAACCATCAACTAGACAAGAACTTATTGATTATTGTCTGAGACGCTTAGGTGCGCCAGTATTAGAAATTAACGTTGATGACGATCAAATTGATGATCTAGTTGATGATGCCTTACAGTATTTCCAAGAGCGTCATTTTGATGGTGTTGAAAGAATGTATTTAAAATATCAAATAACACAAGATGATATTGATAGAGGTAAGGCAACTTCTAAAGCTCCTATAGGACCTGGAATTACAACAAGTACAGCAACTTCTACAATAGGTACAACATTTAATTGGTATGAGACTGCAAATTATATTCAAGTTCCAGATTCTGTAATTGGAATTGAAAATGTTTTTAAATTTGATACTAGTTCTATTTCTGGGGGAATGTTTAGTATCAAATATCAACTATTTTTAAATGATTTATATTATTTTAATTCTGTTGAACTTCTTCAATATTCTATGGTTAAGTCTTATCTTTCCGATATTGATTTTTTACTTACTACTGATAAGCAACTGAGGTTTAATAAGAGACAAAATAGATTATATTTGGACATTGATTGGGGAGCTCAAACTGCTGGTAATTTTATTGTGTTAGATTGTTATAGAATACTGAATCCAAATGAATTTACCAAAGTTTATAATGACAGTTTTCTTAAAAAGTATCTAACTGCTTTAATTAAAAGACAATGGGGACAAAATTTAATTAAATTTAGAGGAGTTAAATTACCTGGAGGTATTGAGTTTAATGGAAGAGAGATATATGAGGATGCAGAGAGAGAACTAGAAAATCTGAAGCAAGTTATGGCTCTGGAGCACGAGCTACCACCATATGATTTTATTGGATAATGGCACTTAACCCCTTTTTCTTACAAGGAACACCTAGCGAACAACGTCTACTGCAAGATTTAGTAAACGAGCAGTTAAGAATGTTTGGTGTTGAGGTAATTTATATTCCAAGAAAGTTTGTAAAAAGAAAAACTATAATTGAAGAAATACAATCTTCTAAGTTTGATGATAACTTTGCATTAGAAGCATATGTGAATACTTATGAGGGATATTCTGGCGGAGGAGATATATTAACAAAGTTTGGTATGAGTTTGAGAGATGAGTTACTCATCACAATATCCAAAGAAAGATTTGAGGACTTTATTGCTCCATTTTTAGGTGGTCTGGATGATGGAACAGAAGAGTCTGAAATTGAAGTTTCAACTCGTCCAAGAGAAGGAGACTTAATATATTTTCCATTAGGTCAAAGACTATTTGAAGTTAAGTTTGTCGAGCATGAGCAACCATTTTATCAGTTAGGAAAGTTATATGTTTATGAGTTGAAATGTGAACTCTTTGAATATGAAGATGAAATTATTGATACTTCTATTGAGGAAATTGATACTCAGATTCAAGAT